CGCTGCGACGTGGCGTCCGCTCGCACGGTGCTGTCGCTCTCAACGTCGATCCGGTAGTGGTCCAGCGGTTTTTGAAGCAATCGCTGCGCCTCGGGCGGAATCTCTATGCCAGCCATCTTTTGCAGCGTCTCGATTGAGAAGTGCATGGCGATGATTTCGGCTGTGATGACAAACAGGTCGCGGACTTGGCGCTCGATAAGCCGCTGCATTTTCTTAATGCGCAGGCTCCCCCATTGCGTTTTGATATTTTGCGCCGTGGCCGTTTCGCTCGCCGCGCCCTGACCGCGAATGATATCGCTGATCCCGGTGATCTCATAGATCCCCTGCTTGACTTGTTCGCGGGCCACGTAAAGCTCACGCAGCACAAGGATGGCGTGCTGGACCGGCCACCACATAATGGCCTTGTCGATGCCGCCTACCGCTGCAATCCCCTCAAGGTTGGCAATCGGAACAAGCGTGTTGTCCTCTTGGTCGGCCAAGCGCTCAAGGTCGCCAGTCGGCCCCGCAACGAAGCCCACGACCTTCAGCCCCGATGTAATGGCGCGAATGCGGCGCGTGACTTGGTCAAGCTCCTGCGCGAGCGATTTATAGACGGTGTATGGACAAATCGGCATGATCCGCCCGGTCGCTCGGATTGGCTGCACCGGCAACGCCATCGGGAAAAACCCGCTCAGCCCCATCGGGTCGCCCGTTACGCCGAGAACCTTAGACCCGTCGTCAGTGACGAAATACACGCTTTGCGTTTCGCGGCACCAAATTTCCCAAACGTCTAAATCGAAATCATCATCGCCATATGACTCGCCTTCGCGCTGTTGATCGAACAGGTCGGCGTCAATCTTTTCCGCCTCCTCCTGCGTCAGGCAATGGCGAAACGCCACCCACGGGAGGTCTTGCAGCCGCTTGGCGTTGCCGCACCGAAAGTCGCGCCACGAGACATTCTCGAACATCACCCGCTCGCCGACGACCTTCGCGGGCTGCTCCATCAGGGTGATTTCGCCCGTGTTCGGGTCCATCATCTCCATTGGCGGCTGCGGCTCTTCGCTCGCGTCGAATTTCACCCTGACGACGCCACGCCCGGCTAGGAAGGCATCCTGCGCCAGCGCTTCGATTTCAGCGTCTAGGCGGCTGTCGTCAATCTGCACCGCTATGGCGCGCTCTAGCAGGTCGCTCACCAGCTTTCCCGCCTCGTCGCGGTTGTTATGGCGCGGGCGAATGTCTGGCGATGGCGTGCTGTTATAGATCGCCGGAACGATGGTTTCGACGTTGCTGTGGAGAATGTTAAAATCGGGAATCTCGCCGCGAGATTCGGACGAGGTATCGACGGTGTAGGCTTTTTCAGCGGCTTCCGCCTCGTCCATCCAGTCTTGTTCGCGCTTCTCAGCCGCACGAATCCGCTCGCACCACTTTTTGCCAAGCTTGCGCAGGTCGTCAGGCGACATTTTCGAGGGGCCTTCGCCCTTGCTTTCGGGCGCGCTGTCGTAGTCCATCAGTCGGCCCTCCTTCTCGCCTTCATGCGGGCCTCGACGGCCTCGCGCACGCTCATATTCGCCCGGATCACGCCGCTATCGTCAACCGCATATTGCAGGTCGGTCTTTTTGATTTCGCGCTCTTTAGGCGCGACCACCTCACGCCACGAGAGCGCTAGGTATCGAAAGGACGATCCGATGTGCTCGGCCCAATCCTTAACCGGCGTCTCTCGGAAACACTTCCGCTCATCGTCCCAATCGCGCCGGTATGACTTGAGCCCGTCTAGGCCGGTCCCGCAGCGCGAGGCGAACACCGCCGCGTTGATCGTATCCCGCCCGGCTTGCAGTCCGTCAGCGACGCTCACACGAGGCACGCGCTTAGGCTTGCGGCCTAGCGACTTGAGCGTGTCGTATCGCGTCCGCTTGCTGCCCCATTCCGTCACCATGATATCGTGCGGCACGTAGTCGGTCCCGTTGTAGCCGCGCGCATTAAGCCACTCGACCCAATCGGCCAAGTCGTCGGAGTCCGGGCTGTGAAAGTCCACAATGCGAAGCTGATTGCCGATGACCTGAAAGCACCATATCGGGTTGTTTGCGCTTTTGCCCAAATCCCAAGCCGTGTGAACCGGGTGATCGTGGTCAATTTCAACCTCGCGAATGCGATCCTCTCTCTCGGCGCGGGACATTTCCGACCCCCAATAAGCGCCGATTTGAGCGCCCGAGAAGCTGCACAGATACTCTTGCTCGAAGATGGCAAGCCCAAGGTCGCCGCCGTAGATGGCGCGGTATTCCGCAAGAGCCTCCTCTAGAGCCTCAGCGGTAACCGCGCCCGTGTCGGTGACGCTGCTGATTTCGGCAAACCACTTATCGCTGCCCTGAGCGTGGTCAAACATCGCCTTGCAATGGTTGTTACCGCGCGGCGTGCTAATAAACGCGGCCCACCCGCCATTCTCCTCAATCATCGGGCGGATGTAGCCCCACGACGACGGATTGGCGAGCGCCCACTCCGAGAACACAACGCCAGCAACGCCAGCGCCGACGAGAGAATCATACCGATCCGACCCGACGATCTGCCAGGTCGCGCCGTTCTTCAGGCGCAGGAACATTTCTTGATCGTTGCGGGTCTCCACCACTTCGGGCGGAAAAGCCTCGTCAATGCGCCGTTTGCCGGTGTGCGGGTTGACTGCGGTCCACAGGGCTTTCCGCCCTTGAGCGTATTCCGGGAGGCAATGCCAGTAAGACGCTGGCCGTTGAAGCGCTAGGTCTCGCGTGACCGTAAGCGCGATTTCATCTTTGCCCCAGCGTCGGTGAGCAATCTCAATGAATCGCTTTTTCTTTAGCGTGATCCACGACTCGTGAAGGGCGCGCTGATAGCGGCGGACCCTGAAAACGTGTTCCGTCACTCGCTTTGGTAGATCGTTTTGAACGTGATCCCGATTGCGCCGTCCTCGCCCGTCCCGCTGATCTCGATTGACTTTAAGTCGGGCAGAGTTTTGCGCAGGAGCGTCTCAATCGCTCTCTGCCGGTCAGGCTCCAGCTTTACCGGCTGGCCGTCTGATCCTGGGAGGTCTAACGCAAAGTCCTGCAAGCGCTTTACAAGCTGAGTGGTCTGGATCGCGGATCGCGTTCTGTCCTGCTGAATTTTGTTTGGCTTAGACGTGGCTGCCATTGGCGCTACCCCCAGCGCTTAACGCGGCGAGGCCTCCTAAACGCGAAACACCCGCGTGGCATTAACCGGCGGGCGCAAAAGTAGAGATTGGGCAAACGGTATCGCAAACGTTGCAGCGCGTCAAGCGGTTACGCCGGGCAATAAAAAACCGCCCCCCGCGTTAGCAGGAGGCGGAAGTCGCAACAGGAGGAGACAGGCACATGACGACCCGACAACGCCAATGTGCCACGGGTCGCGCGTGCGGTCAAGCGTCGTCGTCGGGATCGTAAATCTTTTGCATCACCTCGTGCTTCGCCATTTCTAACGCGCCCAGCGCTTCAAAGCCGGTCACGCCGCCCTCAGCGTTATAGATTGCGTCCATGATTGCCACTAGGAGCGCGTCCGGGGCGCTCTCGCCGTCGCCGGTGATAACGCGCCACGGGCCAACCGTCACATCATCCGCCATGGCTCAAGACCTCATCGGGCGCTGAATGCAAGCTGGCTCTAACGTGACCGGATCGCCTGCGCTCGCCTGCATCATGCGGACAAGCGGCGCGACGACTTCCAGCATGTGCAAGCATTCTCGCATGGTCGAGACTTCGGACACTTCCCCGCCGTCCATGACGCGGCACGCTGTCGGGTCGGCGACGAGACACATAATGAAAACCGGAATGAACGTCATGCGTTGGCCCCTTTGAAAAACACCTCTAACACCACCAAGGCGGCACGCGCATCCTGCCACCACACGTATTTCAGATCGAACCCGCGCTGGGGTTGCCACTCGTCAATAAGAAACGACTCCGCCGCGCCCCTCAGCGGACCTAGCACGCGCCCGCACTTGGTGTCGCGCTGTTCGATCCTGGCGGCATACTCGGGGCCGGATTCGCTTGCGCCGTAGCGGGTGAAATCAAGCGAATCCCGACCGCTGGCGCACCCCCGCACCGCCATCGCAGCACGGCGCAGCGCGATATACTCCTCGCCGGATTCAAACATCCGATCACTGATTTTGCAATATCGATGCGCCCGATGTAGCGGCGTCTGGCAGTCGTCGCGCCACACCGTGGGGCCGGGCCGCATCCCCTTGGCTTGCCGCTCAGGCGTTGGCGCGGCCTCGGGTTGCGCGAGGGTGACGTTCTCCACCGCTGCCACCTTGCGCGCTTTGGTGGGCGACGGCTTCCACGGGCGGACTGTCATTTCCGCTTTCCCCTTTTAAATGCAAGGCCGTCTTTCCAGCGCTCATACTCAATCCAGCCGGGCGGGTATGGGTTTGCGTCCAT